TGTATTAACATTAGAAGCAGTTTGGTCTTGGGTGCTATAAAAGGCACCGCGAGGCATGTATAAGAACTTACCCCCGCTTTCGGTGCTAAATAGGTTGTTGAGCGAGTTAATAAACCGATTAAAGAACAGCCGCAAAACATTACTATTTTGGTCCATAAACGGACGTTGGTATTCTTCAGGCGCTAGAGGTAAGGCAGGCGGTTCTGTACGCTCAATGTCATTAGCCATTAACGCCTCCCGTCAGGGCGCATGTCTACTCTAGGAGACCCAAGTTGCCATTTAACTCCAAGATCGGTCGATGCCATTTCTATTGACATCTGTCGTCCACGTACACGCGTATTTACCTGTCCTGTAAATTGCTCAATAGGCACTGTAGCCGTACGTGTTACCGTACCTGTTGCACTGCCTCCTTCAGAATACGGACTGTTATAACCTGACCCTGAGTTAGCGAGGGGGAGTAATGTCATTGTAGCGCTAGGAGAAGCGGCAGTAGACCCTTCAAATGTAACATCAGGCATAATCCGCCATACAAACGCAAATCGGTCTCCGTCATCTATATCAAACTGTCCAGAGGTAATTGTCGCTGCAATCGGTGCAGGAGTACCTGTTTGGTTGTCATCAGTACCTTGCTCATGGTTTACAAGGTTATAGCTATACGTAGCCGCTAGAGGGAAATCACGCAAACCAGAGTCAAGCCATGCTGTACGTGCTAAAGTGCCGTAGTACCATGTTTGATCTAAGTAATTAAACACCACATACTTATCTACTGTTTCACTATCTGCGGAGCAGTAGAACCACCATACTTCGTGGAATGCTTCGTTTGTACCCGCAAATACTTGGTCATACTGCAATGTATTGAAGTCTTCAAACACGTAACGACGCACGTTGCATGGGAGGGGTTGACTACGCCCATCGTACATATAGAACTTATCTTTACCCATCCAGAAAGCTACACCACTAGCAAAAGCCACAGTGTTTTGAGAGGCAATAGATATGTTATCTCCGACCAACTGAGCGCCCCATACAGCGGGTGCGCCTTGGTACTGTAGTGAATACAGCGAAGAGTTGGTCCAAACGAGGACCTCTTGACGTGCTTGTTTAGCCGCGACTATCTCAGTTCCCCGTGACAGTCTCAAGGACCCCGCTTGGTTTGTAGATGCTGGCGTCCACTGTGTTACATCTTCTTGATCAGACCAACGGATGAGCATTGGATCAACTGTAGCACTGCCAACATCATTAGTACCAAAACAAAACACAAAACGGTTTATGTCTGATACTAAAATCACATTCTGCGAAGTAGGTACATTAGACGCACCACCAAGAGATGACAAGTAAACACCACGTGTATTTACCCCATTTGTAGCATCCCAGTAGAAAATATCACCCCCACGAGGGCCAAATACTAGGTCTTCACCGAAGTTAGCTTGACTCCATAAACGTATAGCTTCGGTAGAAATACCGCCTGTACCCCATACACCAGCACCCCATGAGCCGCCACCCCAACCAGAAAGTGGGACTTCATACGGCTCTCCAGTACGTATTTGGTATGCACCAACTACTGATGACCCACCATTGCCTGTATCTGATGCGTTGGCTGTGGCTGTAGCGGTGATAGTGTATGTGTTTGCGCTAGGGACTGTTACGATTTGATACTCAGCGTTTAACACGTTGGCTGTTATGTTACCGCCTAACGATACAGCGCCACTAAAAGTAACAAAATCGTTTTCACGAGCGCCGTGACCTGCATCAGTAATAGTCAGAGTTGCTGACCCATTAGTAGCCGCAAATGTCACGTCTCCCGCAGCGGTAGTGCTACGAATAGGCGTAATGTCATTGTACCCACCACCCTGCTCTAAATAGAACTTGAGGTGCGTGCCAACGCCAATAAGATTAATACTACCTAAAGTAACCCAGTTCCATAAAGACCGACACACCCCCAGAAACGAAGTTCCTGAGATACGTTGCCAACCACCTATTTTTTCGGGGAAGCCCTGTCTGAAGCGTACTTTATCGCACTCATACCAGCCTGCTTCATCGGTGTAGCGCGTTACTTCTCGGTTGATACCGGGTTTAAATACTAACTTCTTTAGAGCCATAATCCACCTACATACTTTCGCCAAAGATAGGAGGCAGTGTAGTGACTTCTATAGCTACGTGCTGCTTTAGATTTAATGATGCACCGCAATCAGAACAAGTATCTGCTTCAAGTTCGGCTTCATCAAGATCATATCCACAGTGCGCACACACAACGTGCACCGTATGCTTTGGTTCTACGCCATCTTCAGTATCTCTAGCTTCTACGGTAGTTTTCATATTACACCACCAATTCAAAGTGAGGGCCATCAATAAAAGGCCGTTTGCCTTGGCTACGACGTAAGTCTACGTACGCATTCATAGCTTCTTCCATTGTACCATCCCACTCGCGGATGTCTGGGATATGCCATGCGGCACCCCAACGAACTCCGACTCCAGCAGCTTTAGCGCCTTCTTTCATAGCATCTGCAAGATCATCGTATAAATTTAATTCCCACGAACCTCTCGACCCAATATAAGCCATAAGGTCTACAGCGTGACCGCCAATATGCTTAGATTTCATTGTTTTACTTGCGCCTTTAGCAACAAGTTCTCGTTGTTCTTCAATGGTTCGGAGACCACAAATTACACCAAAATCGACTTTTGTAACGGCAATAGCATAATCAACGACTGCGATTAGTCCGACATCTACACCCTCCAACCTGTCTCGACTACGTTGTGATAACTTAAAACTCATTTTGCTACGCCTTTCGTTTTCTCGAATGATCTGAGACCGCCCAGACCCAACATGCCCATTAATACGGGCATCATCACACTCATATCGGCCTGTGGAACTTCCACTCCAAATCCGGCTGCTATGGGGGATATTAAAAAATTGACGGCTAAACCAAGCACACAAACGTGCCCACATAAGGGCCTCCAAGACGATTGAAAGAAGTTTCCTTTAGCGTCGGCGGTATTTAACGCAATCTGCGCAAGCGCGATTTCCTGCCCGTGTTTTTCCGCCATAGTCCCAATTTCATGGGCGAGCTTAGCTTTCTGGTCTTTATCTTCAATAAACTTGTCTAACAGCCCTGAAACGGGGCCTATAAGTTGCTGTAGCATAAATAGCCTCCCATTCCTTATTAACTCATTTTAGATAAGATGGCTACTAGCATTGCTATGATAGTACCAGCCGCACCGATCAGGATTGTCTCCAAGCGTTTAATCCGAGTAAATACCTCTTTAAATTGGATATGTACCTCAGTTTCCAGCTTGGTCACTCTAGGCTCAATTTCGTCTATGCGACGATGGGCATCTTGAACAGTGCGGCTCATAATACATCTTACTCACTTACTTCTTTAGGTTCATCCAGTGACTGCGATAACATGTTTACAAATGCCTCGCGGCCTACGTTTAGCTGATCCATGTTAAAGCGTAGGCTTCCTAGCTTCTTATCCAGATCAGCAATGTGGTTAACCATTGCAATTTGTTGCTCGGTTAGGTCTTCAACGTTGTGTTCTACATCGTTGACAGTAATGGTTTTATTTTCGTTTTTCGCCATTATAAGTCTCCTTATTTAAGTTAAATTAAGATGCCCAAGGGACACCAGATTCAGTCGTTGCAGCCGCATCAATTTGCTTTTGCACTTTTGCGTCCCGATCCGCTTCTACGCGAGCTTTAGCTTCGGCAGCGGTTTCGTCGCCTTCGATCAAGCTGTCGTATACCCAACCAAGAACATCGTTCTCAGTAAGATCAGCGTATGGAATAAAGTCTGGAGACGTGGGGTCTCCTTCACAGCGGAGTTTTCCGCCTTCTGAAGCAGTGTACGATGGAGTTCCATCGCTCTGCGCTACCATTGACCAGTACACGAGGAATACAACCCCGTCCGAGTCAGTTCTTTGCATGTCGTTTATCGACCATGTGTTTGTAATTGCCATGTTTCTTTCTCCTTTAATGACAGTTGGTTAAATATTTAGAAGCCTTGTGAGCCTATAAATACTGCGTTCATAGCTGTATCTCCCGCATAGGTGTTTGTAATTCGTATTACACCATTAGATGGGAAAGTTACGGTGAAACTTATTGCTCCAGATGACCCGTTGTCTGAAGCTATTGACGTTGCAACAGCATCAGTACCTCTACCAGCTATAAAAAACATTGTGTGAGTACGAGCGCCAGCGTTCGCTTTGAACGTGTTATTTACTGTCAACATGCCTTGGAACCCGCCACCACCACTGTTTACTGTAATGTCTATGTATGAATTTTGAGCTACTGTCGAACCGTTAGATTCAAGCAACAGGCCGTAAGTACCAAACGGCGTAACCAAATCAGCACTTGCCGCACCATTTGCGCTCCTGCCTATACAAACCTGATCTGTTGCGGCATCTACGTTAAACGCATATGATTTGTTGTCAGACTCAACACGGAAGTCACGGTCTACGCTATTTTCATTAAATACGCTTTCAGTATTGCCAAACCTCACAGCTTCTGCGTTTCCAGCAGTATGGAATTTATATGTAATATTGTTTGAGGTATCTACAGTGGTTTGAAATCCGTTATTAACCCCTGAAATAGAATAGAGTATGTGGTCTTTTGCAGTTCCTGCGGAAGTAGTGTGTCTTATTAAACCAGTGCCGCTAACATATGTCAGCGTTCCAGCGGCATCTTGAGAGCTGCCGCCTAAAATAATTTTGTCATTACCAGCATCAACAAACAGCATATGAGAGTTGGTGTCAGACTCAACGCGGAAGTCGATGTCATTACTGTCTTCGTTAAAGACACTACCCGAACCGCCAGTCATGTGAGCAAAGTTTCTGAGTACGCCCGCATCTATAATATTAAATTGTAGTTGGCCGTCCTCTGTGCCATCACTACTATCTGCAACTACAGTAGTAAGCTCAACGTAGTTAGTCATGTCCAGATTAGTATTGTCATTACGGAAACGTATTTTTCCCATAATGTCGTTGTCAGACGGGACGTTACCAGCGTCTCTGGTAAAGTCCATAATTGGACCTTCGTTAGTATCTGTGTCTGTACAAACTAGAACTATATTGACGCCTTGACCCGGCGTTTCGACGTTAAGAACACCACCGTGGTCTGTGTTCGTGCCAATACTTATGTGGTTTCCGCCCGCATCCATAAAAAACATGTTAGCGTTATCGGCAGACTCGACGCGGAAGTCAGCGTTTACACCACCTTCGTTAAAGGTAGTACCGCCAGTTTCATCAAAAGTAACATTGGTAGTTCCACCACTGACACCATTCGCACGATTACTTCCAATGGTTAATATCCTACCTGTTTGGTCATTATTTGAGTCA